TATCGATTCCTGAACCCGGAGAGTCACGGGTTGCGCCGAAAGAAGGACGGGAGGCCAGGAGCAATCGTATGGCTATAAGCTGAAATTCCTGTCAAGCTGATGTAGCCGCATGTTAAAACAAAGGCGGAAAAAATGTTAAAACGCACTTCCCAAAGTTGTTTGATTGTATCAAAATATGTTTGATTATCTCATCTCTGATGCTCTTTTTGTACCTGTTTTTGGTCGTAATTTGATATGAGCAGTTCTCCCACTTTTTTCTTCTTGTCTGCTCCCGCAGCCAGGTAGGTGGTCTGCTCCGATTCGATATAATATTCCTTAAACAGCTCCCGGATCTCTGGGACATCGTTTATCGAGAGCAGGAACTTGCCCTTGATACTCGTCAGAATGTCTCTGATCTTGAGAAAATCATCCTTCGAGAACACCCCATCACCGTAGTAATCCTCGAAGCCATAATAAGGTGGATCAAGATAGAAGAAAGTCCCCGGCCGGTCAAAGCGTGGGACCAGGGCCGCATAATCCATATTCTCAACATACACCCTGGAGAGACGAAGGTGAACGATTGACAGTTCCTCCTCCACCCTGAGCAGGTTGAAGTTTGAGCGCCGCAAAGGGGATATGGAAAAAGCCGGGCTCTTAATTCGGCTTCCGTATCCACATCTCATCATATAATAGAAGCGCACCGCCCGCTGAATATCCGTCAGGGTCTCGGGTGTTTCCGCCCTGAATCTGGCAAACTCATCTCGTGAAACGAGAATCCATTTCAGATATCTGACAAATTCCTCAATATGGTGTTTGATGATTCGGTACAGATTAACCAGATCGGTATTGATGTCGTTTATGATCTCGACCCTGGATTCATCTTTTCTGAAAAGTATCCAGGCCGCCCCGGCAAACACCTCGCAGTAGCAATGATGATCGGGGATTCTCGTGAGTATCTTCGGAGCAAGCAGCGACTTTTCCCCCATGTACGACAGGAAACTTTTCATGAGCTGACCCTTTCTTAGAAATTGAGTTTCAGGGGCAACCCTGCTATACCCTCCTCGGCATTATGTGAAGCGGATGGTAGCGGGTTATCCCGTCCTGGGGAAACGCCAGGTTCTAAGGGAGGGATCAGCTCCCTGGAATACCATCCGCGACGCTAAAACCCGTTAGCTGAAATACAATCTTCCCCTTCCTGGAGAATGACAACACGCTGAGCCAGAAAATCGTCCCAGATAGTACACTCGCCGTCACCGGCGATTATCTTCTCCGTCTTGGCCTTTTCCTCTCCTAATGCAATGATCCTTTGCCGTGTGATTGCGTCCACGTCGGCCTTGCTGCTCACGGCAACCCCATGAAAGACGATAGCTGTCTCGACCCACTCCCCATCGACGTACTGAGGCTTGAGCATGCCCTCTGATGGGGCCTCCGAGGTATAGCCGTCCGGGATTTCTCCCAACTCGCTCACCGTCATCGACTGGCCGTTGGTAGCGTTGTACAATATCTCTCCCCGGTGGTCTTCTACCTGGCTCCACTCCTCCACGTTAAACACCCGTGCCATTCCTTCCTCTTCATCCGGAGGAACAACGGATGTGGCACACGCGGGGATCAGATACACATTATGGCCCTGTATGTGTGATTCGCGAGGATCAAGCCTCGCCTCCGTCGTTCGCATATATTCCCCGGTTTCGGGTTGATACTGGTATATATTCATCGTTTTGCCTCCTACTCTAATAGGCCCGCATGATCATCATACGAGCGGTGTTGACTGGTCTGGTCTCGTTACCACCGGTGGCTCCTGTAAGCATGGTCTCCACCCCGGCATACTGACCTCCCGTTTCGTTCCCGGAATACGGCTTATACGTTGCGTAACAGGAAACATAGGTATCTGAATGAGTGTGCTCCTTGATCTCATCATCCTGCTCCGTTCCAACGTGATCCCCTGCAGAGATCGTGGCCCCCGTCGCCGTGGGTGCGGTACGCGCAGCCGCATCGGGATCGATCGCCGCTCCATGATCCCAGACACGCGGAAAACTGCCCCTGGCATCGGGGAGATTGAAATGATCGCCATCAGCCGCGCCGTAGAGGGTGCCGATAACGGCGAAGAGTTCCGGATATGCGGCGCGCGCCAGAGACGACCCGTCCTCCTCCAGCCAGCCGTCGGGCGGCGTCTCCGTGGGCCAGAACATTTCGGCGCCATACGGGGTGCCCTGAACATTCCCCCCGCCGATGACCTGGAAATAAGTCCCGTCGTAATACGCGACAATCAAGGCGCCGCTTTTAATGAAATCGGCGGGCAGGTCCGACCCGTCCGGCAGCTTCATGGCCACGGCCCCCAGCTCGCCCACGACCAGGGTGGCCGCCCCCGTGTTATCGTGGTTCGCCTGGAAGACGATCGGCATCCCCTCAATATATTCATCGAGGGTCGGTGTCAGCTCAATCGCGTAGGCATTGGCACTGCCGGTGGCCACAGCGTAATCGAGCGCGCCCTCCCCATCGACATCGCGTCCGGTATGCCGCTGATTGTTCAGGGCGTTCAGAAATGCGGCTGTCACTATTGTACCGAGAGTCCCGGTTCCGGGATCGCCGTCAGAAAAGACTGTCTTTCCCATGATTTCCTCCTATGACCCGTATGTAAAAAGAATCTTAGTATGTGCCGGTTTCAGTTCCTCGAAGATAGCCTCAAGGATGCCCGCCATCCACCATCCCAGTCGTTCTCCTGCGACCGATTCTCCCGCCCTGAAATAATATTCCGTGGTCTCAGGGGCATTGACCTGCCAGAGCCATATAACCTCTTCCGGCGCGAGACTGTCTCCGGCCCGGTTCCATCCGCACATAAAGGGCATAAACTCATCGATCGTTATCTCGATCCCGTAGCTGGCGGCAATCCCTATAAAATACGCCCGTGAGAGTCCTCCAATCTCTCTCATCTTCCGCAGCAATGCCCGCCGCCGTACCTGGAGCGGATCGCCATCCTCCGGTGTCAATCCATAGGCGCGCTCATACGACGTCAGGAGCCTGTACGTCACATCGGCGAACATCTCATTCAGCACGTCCTCCGCCGATGTCTGGACGGCATCGAGCTGAGCCCCTTCGGTCTCGATATCGGCCTCGCATTCCCCGACGATCTCGGCGGGGAACAACAGCTTCAGGATATCAGCATGGTTCATGCTCGCCTCACGATATGGTGATCGTCCCCGGACGGATCATCTCGTATGCGTCCGGCGTAACATCCGCGGCCGGAGTCATCGACACGATCCTGGTTGCTCCGTTATTGATGGCAATCGCCTTGATCTGATCGGTATACAATGTATACCCCGGCCCCAGGGCGTTCATCAGAGCGGTAATGTCGGCAGTGATGAGGCTCGTGTCCGCCGTGCCCTCTATCTCCAGAGTGATGTCCTCGTTCTGGATCGTGGGGGCCAGGACCCGTACGAGGTGCCCCGTTACGGGCCGCACCGTGTCGATATATTCCTTGACCTGAACCGTGAGGGACTTGATCGTGTACTCCTGCGCGGCTTCCGTGAAGATATCAGCGGAAAGGCTCAGCTGTGTATCGCCGTCCACCGCCGTGATCACCGCTTCGGTATCGAGATCGTCATTCACGGCGATATCGCCCGGCCGGACCGTGTCCGTAAAGGTCGCCCCGCTGTCGACCAGTTTATTCTCGGCTGTATCCGTCACACTTCCCGTCAGGGCGTGATCAGTCGGGATCTCGCTGCCCGTATAGTCTTCATCGGCCGTGATGACCACATCCACCGTGCCCAGCCCCTGGGCCAGCGGGAAACACCATACCTCGTTCACGTAGTCGATCTCTTTGGCCCACTTGATATAATCCGAGCTGTTGCCCCCAGCAGGCGGCCGCCTGATATAGTCGAGCAGACGGGTCAGGAGCTCGGCATCCGTCTCGCTCGACCGGCGCGAGAGACCGCGCACCCATGCGTGATGCTCCATGTGCTCGCTGTCCGCCGTATCCGGGAATATCTGCCGGGAGATCCATTCCTGATAGTGGTAGAGACCCCAGAGAGCCGACGTCAGGCAGGCCGATTTAATGAAGATCAGGCTCCCCTGGGACGTATCAGCTTCCGGGAACTGGTTGCGCCAGTCGGTCAGGATCGCGTCGAGCAGCTCATCAAAAGTCTTTTGAAACACTATGCCACCTCCACGAATGTCGTAAACGATACCTGCTCGCCATCGGCTTTGGTTGCCTCGATCAGGATCTTCAGTCTGTGAAGATCCTGCACCCTGTCTCTCTGTGTGTAATAATCAAACTTCGTCACGCGCCCGACATCGATCAGCCATTGGAGCGCCTCTTTGCAGTACTCGACCGCAAGGGCTTCGGTCCGGGGCGTATTCTTCGCCCGTTGCAAGAGATGCAGGCGCGATCCGAACGCGGGATTCTGGAAGAACGATCCCCGTTTGATCATCAGGCTCAGATAGACGTTATTGACCAGATTGCCGTCCGCGGCCATCTCGAACGTCATCCCGGCGATCCCTGTCCGGTTGTCGATGTTCAGGTTAAAATCCATCTTCATCCCGCCTTATCCCGCCTTGGTAATTTCGGTGCAGACGTCTTCGGCGCCGAGTGCCTGATCCGGCGCAGATCCGCCCGAATGGGTATGAGCGGACAGCCATGCGATCAGGCGCTCGTCACAGATAAACCGACAGTCGCCGCGATCGCCTCCCAGGTTGATCAAAGGGCTGTTCACCTGGCAACTCGTGGAAGCGGTGACAACAGCCGTCTTGGTCGTGATATCAACTTCATTCTCGACCGTCGCAACCAGCTTATTACCGCTCACGATCTCGATCGTCTTGTTCCTCTTCAGGTGAATCCTGTCGCCTTCGTCCGTATAGAGCGCGACCTCTCCCTCCTCCAGGGCAATCCGGTAACGGCGATCATCCGAGGCAATCATGACGATATGGTTGCCCTCTCTGATGATAATCGCTTCCGCATCAGCCAGCGGCCTGGACGTAAACCCGTAGTGCTGGAAGTATTCTCGGTTTGTGATTGTTTCTCCTGGTCTTCCGGATGCGGTGAAGCGCTTGATCACGCCTTCAATTACCTCTTGAATTTTCCCCCGGATCATTCTATTATTTCCCCATGAGACGAGCGCATTTGATTATCATCATCATTGCCTTTACGATCCTGGCCAGCAGCTTGGCGTGGGCCGAGTCCTGTTACCGGGCGGGAGCCTTCACCTCCGTGTCGCACGATCGCCAGTCCACGGTCACGCTGGAAGCCAGCAGGGTAAAGGCCATCAACGGAGACCGGATAACGTATGATCTCGGACCGGAAACCATCACGATCCAGGCAGAATCCTTTGCCGCTCAGCGCTTCCTGAGAGACGTCGACCGTGGGCGTTGTTCCGCTCAGGCATCGGTTACCCTGGAGCCCGTCAGGAAGAGTCCCTTCAATACCAGTTTCAAGGCGATCGATCCCCGCGACGCTCATTGCCCTCGCCCTCCGTGCAAGGATTAAAAAACCACCCCCGGATAACTCAATTTTATCGTTGTAAACGTGCCCTGTTCCGATCGCTCAAACGTCCTGCCGTATATCAGGTAGTTCCCGTCGACCCCGAAGTGTTCATCGATAATCCGGCACATCTCATTGATGCGCCAGTTGCGTCCATTCTGGCTGTGCCCTGCCACCCGATACGTGAGCTGGAAGCCGTCGAACCTCATCCGCTCCATCATCATCTGTGCGCGCAAATGGGGGCTCTGCGAGTCATTATTGTCCATTGCAATATAGGGCTTGTAGAACGGGAAGGAGGAATCGGTCACCGTGCCATCGGTATTGATATCCTCGGCGCCGTAATCGTCCGTCCCCTGCTGCTGCCCGATGACGGAGATCTTTGAGTACCGCCTGGAGATATCCCTGACACGGTCCCCCTCCAGGATGTTGTTCTCACCGGGATCGGTTTTGCGCGTGTAGAGGTAATACAGCGGCGTGCCGCCGTTCCTGGGCTTCCCGAAAACGAACTTTCCTTGTCTGCCGTCCGGCACATGGAAAAACATCATGCCCCGGCTTCCGGCATAGGTCTTCAGTACATCAAAGATGGTCTGCCCCGGCTCGATCTTTACAAAGTTTTGGGTGGTATCCTGACCCTCTACAAATGAATCGCTGTCGCCGCTTTTTCCCCGGATGCTTTCCTGGTACGAGATCATGTTTCTCATGATATACGGGACGTTCTTCAGGAGCCGTTCCGCCAGGTCCTTGCAGGTCATATCCTCGAAATCTTCAAAGGGTGGATCGCAATGCGAATCGGTAAGGAGCCCGCACAGGTCGCGCCCTTCGATTCTCATGGAAGATCCGCGTCTGCCGTATCCGTCATCGATGCGGTCGATGATCCCGGTCATCTCCCGCTCGCCATTGACCCACAGCTCGCACAGTTTCCCGGGATCGATCCGGATCTCAGGATTCGCCACATCAACAGTGAACGCATCATCGGCCGTATAAATATCCGCCTCAATCGAATAGGAGAGGAAGTTCTCGATCACCTGGCCGCCTATCTTCAGCGTGACGCTATCGGACATATACCTGTACCTCTCCGGAGGTAAAGTTCGGGTTGCGTATCCGGTTTATGGCCATGAGCTGATCGGCCTCGTTGTATGCCAGACCATACTTCAGACAGATCAGATGGAGCGGCATGGCGTTATCTATACGCACGGTCACCAGGGGCGGCCGGGACTTTTTGAGCGTGATCACATGATCGGTCAGGGTCGCGGCCAGGGTCTTCAGGGACCCCATCCGGCGGGCCGCGTCGATGGCATCCTGCAGATCCGATCGGACCGTTGCCAGGGCGCCTTCGATCTCGGTTATGGTCAGGATCACCTCGGTACCGGAGATATCCTTCTGCAGACGGCCCAAGGAGGAAAAAGTCGCAACCTCCGCAGCCTGCCGGGCTGTCTGATAGCGCGCCTGGTCCTCCTCCAGCATGGCCCCGAGTTCAACCGCCTCCCGCTGGCTTTTCGCGATCGCGGTGTATGTGCCGAAACGCTCGAACGAATCCTCGATCTCTTCCACCCCCGTGGTAAAGCTCTGAAAAAACCTGTCGGGAGATGACCGCAGCGTGTCGTACAGCAGGGCATGGCGCTCGATCGCCGCCGCCAGGCTGCCCATCACCACACCGGGCAAGTTCGTTGCATAATCAGTCGTGCTGACCAGGGAATTTGCCGGGGACGTTATTTCGGACAGCAGCGCCCTGAGTTCGCCCACATACTGATCGACCTGTCTGACGTATGCCCGCGCCTCCTTGGTCAGTCCGCTGTATTGCTCAAAAAGTGTCGGCAGCGTGGGGTCGATCTCTCCCAGCAGCTCATCGAAGTCGCTCGGAAATTCATCCCGGATATCGTGTTCCATCTCCTCCGCAAGCTCGTCCTGGCCGATGAGGAATGCCTCTTCCGTCCCGGCGGCAACGGAGGGCGCCCAGGCGGTTTCGATAGCGCCGGGCATATTCTCGACAAAGGTCAGGTCGATCTCGGCCGTCTCTTCCCGATCGTCGTGGCGGACAACCATCGATTCGATCTGTCCCTTGATAAGGCCGTATTGCGGGTGAGTCAGCTCGTATGCGTGGTTGGTCTCTCTGATATAATCGATCAGGGCGTTGTGGAACCCGTACCGCTCGTTCAGGAAAAAGCAGCGGATCTTGATCACGCGCGCCTTTTGCCCCATGTCCTCCAGGAGCGCCCCCGATCGGTAGGGGAACTCATGCCGGGCGATGGCCTTCTCGAAGCTGTCCTCCAGCGTCTCGCAGTCGAACTCGATGCCGTCTATGGCGGCCTGGAATTTCTCGGCCATCAGAATTTCCCTCTGGGCAAAGCGATGTGTGTATTCATGTCGGTCGTCGAGGCGGACAGTCTGCCGAACTCGTCTATGGCCAGCGAGATGGCGATATCGTTCTTCACCTCCGTGCGTTCCGGCTTATGAAGAACGTCATACAGCCACCCGCCGAAGGTATCGTTCATGCCGCCGGTAAGCCTGGAGACGATCTGATTGATCCCCCAATTGGCAACTGTTCCGAAAGCGTATCCTCCCGCACCGGCTGCGGTCGCCGCGAGGGCCGTTGTCCCCAGACCGGCGCTTCCTATGGTCAGGCCTGTACTGAGCATCTTCCACCCTTTACCAGCTCCGAAGAGTCCGCCAGGTCCTCTTTTGAAAAGCCCACCGATTGTTTTCCCGGCGGTAGGGGTGCCTCCTCCAGCCGGTGCTTTGGTGCCGCCGCCATACCCGAACCGCGACGGATTGTTCACCACATAAACCGGGATAGGCGTCTTCCCCAAACCGGGCAGGCCGGGAACACCGGGGATGTCTCCTTTACCGGATCTGCCCCGGAACATATCGAAAATGCCCTTAAAAACACGGTATATTTTGGGACCAAAGGCCACCCCCAGGAGTGCAAGTAGCCCTCCCTTGGTTATTACCGGATGCCTGTTCAGCACGTCGAGGGCTTTCGTAAACAGCTCGATCGGACCCGCCAGGTTCTCGTTTGCCAGCTTGGTGAGCTCGGCCCGGAACAGGATCATCTTGGCCGCCGCCGTCTCCGTCCAGCGTGAAAAATCAGTCATCATCTGCACGCCGTCCCCGCCCTGCTGAATGAACGAATCGAAGACCCTGAAGTCTCCTAACTCGCGGTATGAGAGGGCCATAGCCCGTACGGCCCGTATTGATTCCTGCCCGAATATCCTGTTCAGCTTAACTTCATCGCCCCTGGTGCGCTTGATGATCTCCTTGAGCACGACATCGATGTCCTTCATGACGGCGCGGCCCTCTTTTCTCGAGGCGGCCTCGTCGAATATTGAAAACCCGGTGACAGCCCTGATCTTCTTGGCATTCTGTATCAGATCGGCCATGGTGCGCTCCACGGCCGTCGTCGCCATCTCCGAGCTGCCCGTTCCCCGCCGGGCAATCTGTACGAATGCGCCGAATTTTCGGAGCCCTTCAGTCCCTTTGACGCCGAAACCGGCCGCCGCCGCGAAGAGCCGCTCTCCCAGCATGGCAAGTTCCCTCAGCGTAAACGCCCCCGCCTTGCCTTGCTGGTTCAGGATGTCGAAAGCTCCCCGCATTTCTTTTTTGCTGATAGAGAGTTTCTCGTTCAGGTTCGATGTGACCGCCCCGATCGCCGCCATCTCCGCGCCCGTAGCCGATGCCGCGACCCCCATGTCAATGACGGTATCTTTCGCCAGTTCCAGATTTCCGGTCTTCTCGATGATCTGTTCCATCCCGGCGAGCAATTCCGTGGGCAACTGATAGGTTTTGCGGCTCGCATCGAGCAGCTCCTTTTTCAGCGCCAGCGTTTCTTTCCGCGTGAGCCCTGCCTGGATTGCCAGCCGGGCCAGACGGGAGTCAAAGTCGATGACCCCTTTCCCCGCCATAGCGATCGCCGCTCCGGATGCAATACCGGCGAATGGCGTCATCACGCGATCGCTCACACGCTGCATCGTGCGTCCCACCCGGCTGAAAACGGCAACCGCCCGGTTGCCGAACCCCCCGATGTTTTTTCCGGTTCGGTTCAGTTCCCTGTCCAGCCGGTGCGAATCTCCGGACAGAATGAGCTTGATGGAGTCTCTCATCTGCGTCTCACCACGTATGTCTTCTTCTTGCCTGATTCAATCTTATCCTTCAGTGCCATCTCCGCGCTCAGGACGTAGAGCCACTGTCCGGTGGTAAGCTGGGAAGCCGGTTTACCAAACAGGAAATAAGCTGTCGCGCAGTGCCGATATTTAAAAAGCTCCCAATCATCTCCGGCTTTTTTTTATCTCCTCGATGAGCGCTTCCAGCTCAGCCTCGGACATGGTCTCGGGATCGGGGGAGCACTCCTTTTCGAAGGCGAGGTACTCCTCCACCAACCGGTCCTTCTCATCGACGGTGATACGGTTTCTAAATTCGTCCACCGTCCGTGCCAGCGGGTTCCCCTCCTGATCGGAAAGCGCCCGGTACAGCATCTGGAGGGTCTTCTCCGCTTCGTATGCGTCCACCGTCGACAGGCTGATCTCTATGTCCTTGCGCTTGAAATGCTGCTCGGCGGCAAACCCGGCATCCTGGCGCGCGCCCTCGGACAGCACGCTGACAACCACCTCCTCGGACGTCCCCGGAAAGGCGATGGTCTTCTGGTTGTCCGTCCCCTTTTTCAGCCGTTCGAGCATGTTCATCCGTTCGTCCTCTTCTCAGCCACGAGATCGATAGTGCGGGTGGCCTCGTTCTCGCCGTCGTACTTGGTCTCGCCGATCTTCAGGGTAAAGACGCCCGCGTACTGTTTCCGGACGCCGTTATTCAGATCGATGGTGAGGGTTCCGTCGCTGACGCTCTCGAAGTCGAATTCCTCAGCGTCCTTCGGAACCACATATTCGACCTGCAGGCCGTAGGACGGCTGAACCCGCACGACCCCGGTCTTGCTCATGAGCTTCACTTCTTTCCGGATCTCGACCTCGTTCTCCGTCACCGACTTGAAATCGGTAATCCCCTGGCCGTTGACCTCGAGTAATATCTGGGATACGTATTCCATCGTTGTTTCTCCTTTTTTTCAGAGCGTGTTGTTACAGCAAGAGATCGATGCGGCCCGCAAAGACATGCAGACCGTTCACGACATCGGTCGGGATCTTCGCGTTCAGGCGGTTCACATCCTGCAGGTCTCTCTCCACGATCAGCCCGTCCGCGTTGGCCTCCACTTCTTCGACGATCTCCAGGTCCTGAAGCTTCAGGAGCACATCCATGAGCTCGCTCTTCACCTTCGCGGGTGTTTTTGAGGACAGCTTCTCCCGGGGGAACCGGAGTGCTACCCGCTCACGGCACGCCTTGCGGACGTAGTCGAGCGTCCGGATCGTCGTGATATCCAGGAGCGACACATCGGGGATCCCCTGGGCGTTCTCGATATACGTCGAAATGGCCCGCACAATCTGGACCGCCTCACCGGGGCCGATCTCCAGAGGGGTCACCCCGTTGTAGAGCAGGCTTTCCTGCTCCGTCCGCGAGAGACGGTCGGCGATATTGGCGGGCACGATCCCCTTCAATTCCAGGGTATTGAGGGGCCTGGCCGGGTCTTCCTCGTAGGCCATGACCGCCGCCATCGCCGAGGCTATTTCATAGGGCATGCTGGCTCGGAGGGTCGCCGCCGTGTAGCGCAGATACGCGCAGAGAATCCGCCCGTGATTCACCAGTCCGGAAAGGGTGGTTGCGTCGGCCAGCGCCCCGTTCATTGCATAGACGCCCACTCCCGGCCGCTGCTCCATCGGCCCGGAGACAAGATCGAGATGGTCCGCCAGTGTTCCAAGGGCCGTCGAATTGTTGTATGGCACCGCGATGATGTCGTACTGCTCGGCAGCCACAACGTCGAGGGCGTCCTGGATATCCGGATCACCATCTCCGGATGCCATCGCGACAATCGCGCATGTCACGTCTTCGGCTCCGGATAGCTCGTAGGCAAGGCCGATGTCGTTCCCGCACAGCCCCTTGTTCTTGGCCGTAAAAGTGACGATATGCGTATTTTCACCCTCGCCCGCCGCCGCCGTTACGGGAAGATCGGGGTTGTCCGCTATCTCCGCCACCAGGGCCGCCGCGATTTCCGCTGCCGTATCCTCATCGGCGATCGCGATCGCGACCGTGGCGCCCCCGATATACAGGGTGAACACGCCGTTCGATGCGGCCGGGCCGACAAAGGTCGCCGTTCCCGTGGCCGTGACGCCCGAGACATCGTTGTCGTCCAGAGCGACCACCGTCAGATCCAAATAGGGATTCGCCTTGATAGCCGCCCGGACCATCAGGTGAGCCATCGACCCCTCACCGAAATAGGTCAGGGCCTCGGCATCGGAAAAGACTTTGGTCGGAACCGTCTCAGCGATGGTCCCGTCAGACGTTCGCTGTCCGATGATCAGCATGCACTGCCTGTTGTTGGGCAGCGTCCGCACCGCGAGCTTCGTGTTGAATTCGAAATACTTGCCAGGTTTCCGGATCGATGCCGGGATCTGGTCGAATGAGATATTCTTAGATGCCATCTGACTTTACCTCCTTAACTTTCTTGGTACGCGAGGCAATCAATAGTGAGCCATCCGCGACAAGCCGTTTGTAGTACGAGGTCTCCTTCACCTCGACCGTTTCCCCGTCGGTAATATATGTCCTCGGGTTTCTCTCCATCGGGCACTTCAACCCCTGAGCCGCTATAACTTTCATGGTTCCTCCTCTCCCCCTTCCGGGTCCTCCGGCGGCTCCTGCACCGTCACGACATCCGCCGCGTCCGCCGCTTCGTCATCCGGCGCGAGGAAATAATTCAATCCCACCGTGTACAGATCGACGATCTCCTCATCCGAAAGCTTCTCAATGACAAAGCCGGTTTCAAACTCCAGTTGAAAAACGATCCGCCCGTCTTCCGCTTCGGCCTTCTCCGTTATGTTGTCGAGCCGCTTGGGAATGATCGGTCTCATGCATAGGTCCAGCGTGTTTCCGACAAGCAATGCCACTATGGACTCGATAATTGGATACACGCCCTTCCGCCGATCCTTAACGCTCCGCAGGTGCTGGAATGTCACCACGACAAATATGTTCGCCGTCAACTCGTAATGCTGAGACAGTTTCCTGAAGCTGCCGCCTCCCACAATGACATCGACGGCGGGAACCGCCAGGGTCCCGTGCGCTTCGTCGATATCGACGCGCTTCGGTTCCGAGAGCTTCAGTTCCAGACGGGCGGCAATCTTTTCTTCGATATCGGTCAGCATCTAAAACCCCTGCATCTTATCGCGTGTGAAAATCCGGTCGCTCACCGGTTTATTCGACTCCGCTCCGCCTGTGGCGACGGGCGCGGGCGGCGGATCGATGCCCAGCGTCAGGAGCCCGCGCGCAATATCCTTGAGACGCGCCACGGCCTTTTCATACCGCTTCTCTATCTTCTCCGGGACCGTGCGCCTGGCATGGAGGTAATAGATCGCAATCTCCACCGAGAGCCCGGTGATCAGGCGCGGAACGCTCGTAAAGGGCACCGTGTACCGGACAGCGCAATAGCCGTCGATTTCCGCGTCCGCAGCCTCGATAGCCTCATCGATCCTGCCGATGATTGCCGCGTGGGCGGGGAGCGCCGGATTGATAGCGGACGGCTTCAGGTTCTCATCATCCGTAAGCTGGATGATGGTCTCCTCCGGGAGCAGTTTCTTGAAGTCATCGAGCGTGCAATAGGCCATGCCTTATTCCTTCGGAGCGATCGGACTTGTTACGTGGGCCTTCAGGATTTCGAACAATTCCGCTTTTTTCAAACCCTTGAGCGATGAGACTGGTTGATACCTGGCGATCTCGGCTGTTAGCTGTGCGACCGTCATTGCCTCGATCTCGTCAGATAGCGACTTATTTTCCTCCTGGATTTCAACAACCTGCAGCATGGGCTCCGCTTTCAGTGTTGCCAGGTCCTCCTCGCTGAACCGGTCATCCGGCCAGTCCACGGCCGTCTTTGAATGCGCGACGCCGCATCGCCTGAAACCCTCTTTCTTGCTTGTGATTCTGATCATTGCTTATCTCCTTTCCCCGGAAACAAGGGCGGGCCGAAACCCGCCCCCTTCATGACTCTCGACTGCTAACCAACCCCGGTGCTTCCGTAGCTCATCTGCCAGAAGGCATACCCGCCAGCCGCACGCGCCTCGGCTCCGAAGCGGAACTTCTTGCGCGAAAAGACCTTGTCGGACTCGGGATCGGTCTGCTCCACAAAATTCGGGGCTTTGCGTTCCTGATAGACAAAGGGCTTGACCGGCATGGACGTGACATGGAGGAACCACGCCGTGGTGCTTGTGAGCCGGGGATTGACGACCAGTTTCGCGGTCCCCTTGTACGGGTTCGGGGTATCGTCCGCGAGCTTCTCCATCTCCACGATCCGCCTGCCTTCGGTCTCCAACGCCGGAGGCACCTCCAGCACATCGGGGATCAGGGCGAGGGGACGGCCCTCGTCGTCCTTGAAACTCATGATTGCCGTCCGGGCGGCGCCGTAGCTTGCCGCTGCCGCCGCCTGCGTCGCACCCGAAAGGGCGGCGGTTCCCAGGTTGGAGACGGACGCCCCGGCGACTGAATGGTCGGAATCGTAGAAGTACTGACCGTCGTAACAGAGGTTTGCGAAAGCGTTGTTCTTCAGGTCCGCAACGATCTCGTCCGGAAGCTGCCTGGCGCTGAAACCCGCCATCTGCGCCTGGGGCTTGTAAATGCCCAGGTTGTCATCTTCGATGTCGTTTCGGTCCACCTCCACCGTGGCCTCCCAGTCATCGTTGACGACGGTGTATTTGAATGCCTCCAGCGCCTTGATCACCTTGTCACCGATCCACTTGCGCATCTTCGGAAACGTGGAAAGCCAGGTGTAATCGTTCTGGCCGGAGCCGCTGGGAACCAGCATGGCCGTCTGCTCCCACTGGCTGGGGGCGGCGTCGAAGGCCTGCATGAACGTGGTCTTCAGGGTGGTAAAGACCGCTTGAATTGCCGCTTTATTGACTAACATGGTCTGTCCTCCTTCTTTATTTTCTTTGTTTTGTCTGGGGACGTGTCCCCGATAATGTTACGCCGCGAGCAGTTTCTTCTGATACTCGATCCAGGCCTTCAGCATGATCACGTCATCCGTGCCCAGGGTCCCGTCCTTCGGCGAGATCGTCAGTTCGATCGCGGCGGGATACGCGGTCAGGTTTGCCAGGGCCAGGGTCAGCGTCACCTCCTGGACGGTCTTTGCCGTGGCAGTGCCCGTCATGGCGGATGTGTCGCCACCGAAATCGTCATCGGCGTCGTAGAGCGCGCCCACATCGTTGTTGTAGGCGGCCACGGTGAACTTGGTGGCGTCAGCCTCCGTCGCCCCGGTCTTGGCCGCCAGGATATGGAGAACCATATTGGCCGTCACGTCCGCGTCGGGGGGGACCATGACCTTCGTTCCCACGGGTGTCGGGGTGCCGTGATTATTCCAGCGGATGCCGAGACCCTTGGCCGTGACGCAGTATCCGGGTGTGGCGCTGTCGCCGTCCGAAAACGCGGCCAGAGCGACCCCCGCGTCACTGATAACCGGCATGGGAATATCGATGATCCCCTTGGCCGTGAGCAGGTGCGCGTAGATCTCCTGGAGCGCCGCCTCCACGTCGTCCTCGTCGGTGTGTTCCCCCGCGTCGGTGAGGGATATGGCGCTTGCCGCATGCGCTCCCGATGTGTCGGCGACATGGGTCGCCACATCGGCCTGGCGAATGGCCGGTTCGATATCCACCCAGGCATGGGTGCTGTCGATATACCCGGCAATGATCCCGCAGAAGATCTTGTGCGTTACATTCGCGGTGAGATCGACCGATTCATCGTCCACGAGGAAGACGTTGTCGCCGACGTTGGCTTGGGAAATAGCGGTACCGAACGTCGCCTTGACCAGACCGCGCCGCCTGAGTACAACGCTCTTGTCTCCTGCGTTGCCGGTGGAATTGTCCACCCGCTCGATCGCGACACCCTGAAAAATGAGGCCTGCGGTGTCGGACCCTGGCAGGGCGTAACCGGCAGCATTACAGCATACCCAGCTCCCTCCGTAGATGATGTCTGCGTTGATGACGGGGAAAGGAAGCTCCACGCCTTCAGTGTATTCAAGGGCTTTGTCAGCCGCCAAAGCCATGCCGAACATGACGATGGGAGAAGTGCCGTCGTCCCAGCCGTACAGCCTCACGCTCAGAGCAACGAGACACACGGCTATGATGGTGAAGAACGTCCCTATGCTTCCAAAGGTATTCTTGATGAATTTTTTCATGTTATCCGATCCTCCTAACTTTTTTACCGTCAGCCCGCCACGCAGGCCTTCGGTCGTTATTTGTTGTATTTCTTGAACGTCTCGGCATCGACCCCCATCTGCTTGTTCACCTGCGCCTGGAGTTCGTCGATTCCGCCTTCGCCCGGCTTGTCATCTCCCACAACCTTGCCCATAACGACCACGGTCGGTGCCTTGGCCACAAACACCTTGAACCCGGCGAGGTCGCGTTTGGCATACTCATCCGCCCATTCCTTCTGCGCCGGGGTGATCTTGCCCTCTTTCATCGCCATAGCGACAACGTCCGCCGCCTCTTTCCCTTCCAGCCGTTCCTTCAGGGCCTTCACCTCTCCGGAGAGCGTGCCGACCTGATCGTGCGACTGTTTCATGGCCATGATGGTTCCGGTAACCTCGGCTTCCGTCGCGCCTTCCTTCAGCCCGAGGGCGGTCAGCACGGTCTTGTTCGCCACGATCTGCCCGCTTCCTGCTGACTGTTTCATGGCCGTGATGGCGCCGGTGACCTCGGCCTCGCTTGCTCCTTCCTTCAGACCAAGGGCAGTCAATACGGTCTTGTTCGCCACGATCCGGCCGGGCGAGGATTCCCTGAGCTTATTGACCGCCGTAATGGCGTCCTGCTCCGTCGCTGTCTCGGCCAGGCCGAGAAGCTTTAACAACTCTTTCCACATAATAGATTCCTCCTTCTCTTTGATTTCGAAATAAAACCCCGATTTATTCACGAGCGGGACCATCCCGTCGATATTCGGCTGATTGGTGAGGGCCACGTTGATGAGACGCAGCACCCTGTTGTCAGAGATCCTCTTCAGAAAGACCGGGCTTACGTACCGGTATTCCCGATTGGCGAGATACTGCTTTGCCCGCTCTGTCCACTCGACCGCCGCCCAGATGCCGTCTCTCCCCTTGTCGATCAGTTTGATGATCCATCCAGCGGCCGGTGCTTCGGCTCCCGACAGCGTTTGGTGTTCGTAATCAATGACCATTTGATTTTTTTGGCGCTCAAACTCTCGGATGATAATAGGGGCGTTCTCTTCGTCGAGTGTGAACGGTCCCTTGGGGGTCTGAATTTCGACTCCATAGGGAATCGCCTGTATCTCGTCCGGTATTCCTGCCAGTTCCTTGCAGATGAATGCGAGCAGATGTTGCATTTCAGCGGCCTCCTCTTTCCTTGCCCGGTGGGCGAGGACTTTGCGCCAGATAGTTGTTGGCCCCTTCGATATAGAGTTTTTCCATGTCGGCCCCTTCGGCCGCATCCGTCAGGAACGGGGTGCCCTGCATGCCTGGACTTTCAACGAACTTAACCGGGTGAATCATCCCCGGGGCGAATAGAAACCCCTTTGTCTTGTACGGCTTGCCCCTCTTCGGCCTGACAGTTATCTCCCGCTGTGATCTGATTACAATTTTGGTTTTGTGCGGGCCGTAGAGCCCGGTTCCCTCATGAACGTATTTCGCATAGGGGGCGCTGAAGGTGACCACGCCCTCGCTGCCGTCCTTCTCGACTCTGCTCGATCCGGAGTTGGCCAGGTTCGACCTTTTGACCGGCGCGCCTTTCCGGGCCACCGCTTCAATCATTGAAACGATATTGATCATCCCCGCGCGCCTGGCTCCGCGAACATCCCCTTTGAGCGTGCGGGTAAACGTGTCGAGGCTGGGTGTGATCCGATGCTGGAATCTCATCGCTGTGTCCTCCTGATAACCATGCCGTGGCAGTGGGGATGCCAGGGGGGGAGATTCCCGCGCCCGACGATATCAGTGATCTTGTCAATCGAGATATCTGCAGACCGCATGTCCGCCTCATATTCCGTCGCCGTCATCTCCGCCTGCTCCATCATCCTTTCGTAAGCCACGGGCACGCTGATGACTTTCCCGTTTATGGCCTTGCAAAAGTCGCAATCCGCGGTCGGCTCGTATATCTCGATCTCCTGGATACCGGCGTCCTGAAACTGAGCGACAGTCGACCAGTTCCTGGTCCGTTGAACGGAGGTGTCCACAATGCGCCGGACCTGCCATTCCTCAAGATCGGAGAGCTTCTGCCCGAAGAGATCCCGGAAAGCCTGGATGTCCTCGGCGCTGCCTCTGCCGAAAAGTCCCGCCCCTTGTTCCAGGTAGCGTTCGGAAAGGAACCCTTGCGCCGCCGCCTGGGCGTCCTTGTTTCGCAGGTATGAGGAGATGTAGAAGTGATCGAGCTTTGCCAGGAACTTCATCGCCCGGAGATCCGGGCCGCCGAAAGCCAGCTCGACACCGGGGGCCGCGCGATAGGCCCGGTAGATCTCCGTGATCGTATCGGTAATCGCCTTGCGATCCAGACTGGCAAATGCGCTGCCGATCAGCCCTTCGATCGTGGTTATGAATTGTGCCTGGTCCGGGGGAGACGAGAGCGATCGCATCCACTCTTCGATGTCGTCAAGCGCCTGCTCCCGTACGTTCCGGAGGGATGGCCTGAGACGCGACATGTAATGAGCCACCCAGTCCGGATCGCCCGCATTGACCATCAGGGTGTGCTCGTCCTTGCCCGATGGGCGAGGACTTTCCTTGCCCGATGGGCGAGGACTTTCCTTGCCCGCCCCCGGGGCAAGGGCTTTATTGGCAAGGGGCAGGAATCCTGCCGCCTTGAGCGTCTTTTCGCCCTTGGCGGCCTTGGGGATTCCAAAGCGTTCATGGATATGATCCTCCGGGATGCCCTCGAAGTTGGCATCCTTGACCAGGATGCCGTACACCGTGGCGACCCGCTCCAGATCCTCACCTGCCTCGAAATGGAACTTGAACTTCGGGACCCCCTTGTCCGGTCCGTAATTGAAGAGGACCCACGGTTGCAGCACCTGAAACTTGATCGTCTTCATCAGCGCCTTGGCATCGGCTTCGGTGAGATCCTGCCGCACCTGCCGGGCCTGATCTTCCCCTCCAAGCTTGCCGGGGGTCCCTTCGGCGCTTCCCGTGTGTCCGAGAACGCCCTTGCTCATTGCCTTGTCGCAGAACTCGGCCAGCTCTTTGAATATCCCGGCATCGCCCCGGCGCGCTGATTCCAGGATCTCGATGATCGTGTCGTCGGAGATTACGGCCGCCGCGTCGACACCCAGATTGAAGACGGCCCGTTTGAGCGCTTCCTTCTCCTGATCTCCCGCTCCCGGTTTGTATTTGCCGACACGCATGGGCACGGAAAACAGCTCATTGAAGATCAGCCAGTCCTTGATGTCGTAGTTCTTGAACAAATACATATACGCGCAAGGCCTCAATATCCCTCCGCGTGAGACCGCTCCGGATCGGGCGCGATACGTGTGAATGACGAACTTGTTCGGCGGGAGATCCTCGCCCCAGGCCGGAGCCTCGTCGGTCAGAAGCTTCGGCGTCTTCAGCACGGCCGCAGGCGAGGTGAAGGTGAAGCGGCGCTGATGAACCCAGCTTGCCTCTTTGATCCAGACCTGCCCCTCCGACATCTCCCACATGATCTCCTGGACAACAAAGCCTTTGCCGACGGCGTCCAGGGCATCGAGGAGGAAGTCCTCTAAGTTCTCGATGTAGTCCATCATCTCGCCGGCAGCGGAGGCGATCTGCTTGTCTTCCGGCGCATCGGACGCGGGCAGGATATCCCACTCGAGGCCCTGCACGGCGAGCTTCCTGGTTTGCAGGATACCCCCCAGATGAAGATCCTTTTCCTCCATTTCCTCAAACAGCTCGGCCTGCCTGGCCACATCCCCCTGATCAGCCTCCTTGAAAATGGCCGCCAGGCGGCCGGGCGTGAGCCCCTGGGACGGGTACGATCCGTACCGGTCCCGAACAGTCTGAACGGTGATTTCTTCCAGAATAGGTTTTTGGGCTTTTATTTGCCTGCCGAACTGGTCCAGGATCATGATCTAAATACCCCTGTCGCGGCCGAGACACGTGTCAAAAACAGTGTCAAGGGGATTCTCGACTCTTTGCCCGTCCCCGCGCCTTAGAATCGATTGTGGCGCGTTTTCGGTTTTTCCCTTTTGGTCCATCACCACGCCCCTTTTCCGAGGCCCTTCAGATTGCCCCTCGTTTGAACCGTCTCATACTCAGCCGGTCCACCTGATTCCTGCCGGGTAGCAAACCATGCCATTGCCCCTGCGATGCCGGTATCCCCGTGCCGCTTCTTTTTGTCCGTCCCCGTTGTCCGGGCATCGGGAAGTTTCGCCACCCCCTTGATCATCCGGAAGGATCTATGATCCTCGATGATGTCCGCGTCTTTGGGGAGCAGGATAGTTCTATCCTCGAACGCTGCTTTATAAGGCGGCATGTTCTCCCGGTACCAGGAATCCGAGATCATGACCTGTGCGATCCTGCCTTTGCCGTATCTTTGCATCGCACGCTCCGCCAGATACTGGCCGTTGCCCCGCGCGTCGAGCGCCCCATAGCGGAACCGGGCGAGCCGATCCACGATATAAAAGAGGATCTGCTCCTGCTGTTGGAAGGGGATGTTTCGCAGCTCGAGGATAAAGGGCGCACGGAACTTCGCGTTCTGTTCCTCCAGAAGGGGGATGATGTCGGTCAGGTCACCCGATCGGGCAAAGTCTTCTCCGAAATAGCTGTTGCGGTCCGGATCGAGCACGGCCAGAATCGGCTTGAGGGTTTCCTCGCACCAGTCCTTGACCTCGGCATAGCGCAGATGATCGGCAACTTCTGCGAAGGCGGTCGGCTGCTCGTATCGAATGACCGGGATCTCATCGGACAGGCATGTCTCGATCAATGCCCTGGTCAGCCAGATCCCGCTCCCCTGGCTGGGGATACAGAAGAGTTCCTCGTTGGAGTCGTCGCCGTAGAAATCAATGACGCTGTGCCGCCAGTCAGTCTCGCTGTCAGGGGACCACTCTCTCTTGAGGACAGCGCAGATCCTCTTGTAGAGTCCCTGCTCAAGCGCCTCATCGAAATCGACCCTGTGCAGGCTGTATGGTTTCTTCCCTGCCCGGATATCCTGAACGAGCCCGTTGAACTCATTGGCGTCTCCGTTGTGGGTGGAGATAATTCTGACCTGGCCTCCCCAAATAAGGAGTGCCAGCGCCGCCTTCAGGAGTTCGCCGAGGTTCTCATGAAATGCGGCCTCGTCGAGAATGACGCGGCCCTGCTTCCCGCGCAGGTTCGAGGGGCGGCTGGAAAGTGCGGTAATGCGCCAGCCGGTCTGGAAGGTGATCCGGAAGGCGAGGATCTTCTTGACCTGGATAACGCCCTCGAACTCCTCCTCATCGATCTCTTCGTATTCTTCCATCTCGGAAGCGGCGAGGTTGTATGCTTTGGCCCAATTGGCACAGTCGTTGATAAATTCCTGAGCCATGTCCTTGTTGTACCCGATGTACCAGACGTTGCGCTTTTCCCCGTTCCCCATCTCCGACGCATACAGGGCATCGTCCGCCGCTTCAGCCCAGGAGATCCCCACACGGCGCGACTTTTCCATCACCTTCACCGGCGACTGATCGGCCACCCACTTGGCCTGGTAAGGTAGAAGGATCCCCCCGGCCTGTGCCCGTGCGTTACTGAAGTCAGATATGGGGTTGGCAGCTTTCATTCGACCCCCAGGATCTTCTTGCGAATCTCCGCCGCTTTCTTGTCGGTCAGACCGACCACCTTGGCTCCACGTGCCGTATCAGCGATAGCTTTCTGCTTTGCTTTTGCTGTTTGGCCTCCTGCCTTCTTCTGAATATCAGTGATCAACCTGACCAGTGCCGTATAGGCATACATGGCCTGGTTATCGGGTGACGCATCAGGCCGGGACGCAAAATAGCGTTCGTATTTCTCCTTCTGTAGCATCAGATCGGCGAGCATCTTCTCTTCAAACGAGATTTGAATGTCACCTGCCTTCTGTTCCTCCGTTTCGGCCCTGGCGGCACGTTCCTTCCAGTTGAATTTCTCTATCCAGGAATAGATAGTCGGCTTGGTCACCGGCAATCCATCCCGGTCCTTCAAGGTCCTGATGGTCAATTCGATGTTCTGACCGCATTCGCGCCAGGTCCGGAAGGCAAGCTCCCTGTTCTCTGCGATAAAACTTCTCGCGGACATTAGAACCTCACATCGACGCCGCTATCAGGCTCGAAACCGTCCAGCACATCGAGACCCATCTTCGTTATGAAAATGAATTTGATCTCGATGCCCGTCGTTTTCCGGCGTTCGATCCGGACGCATTCTTTCTGAGGATCGGCCAGATAAGCAAGATGGCTGTCCAGCTCTTCTTCGGTGATCGTGTATCCCAGATCATCGAGTAGAAACTGAAGCACCACAAAATCGATTGGTTTTTTATGCGCCTTCGCAAGGAGCTTCAGGATGGCCCCCCGGATTCTGCGGTATCGTTCTTTTTTAGCATCGGTCATTGTTTTTTCTCCTGGATGTATGTGCCGATCTCGTCTATACGCTCAACCATCTGTCCGATCTCATCCCGCGTGTACTTGAGCAGAATAATCATCTCCCGGTGTTCCTGGTTGTCGCGGGTCACAAATGAGTTGATGGAATCCCTGAGTCCCTCCGTGCCCTGTGCCATTTTAGCGAGCGATGCGGCCTGATCCTTTTGAGCACTGATAAAGTCCTGGCCGATGGAGAGAAACCCGCTCACAAACTTCTCGATAAATTTTGATGCCAGTCGATAAAAAGCCAGGATCATGAGCCCGGCTATGATCGCCCCCGGTCCCCAGAAGGCCAGATGTTTGAATAATTCCATCCAGGTCATCTTCGTGGTTCCTTTCGTTCCTGGCATGCGGTGCACCGGACCGCGTATGGATTGGCCCGGAGCCGCTCCTCGGGAATCGGCTCCTCGCAACCAAGGCAGCAGCGCACACCGTCGATGATGAGAGGGCGCTCCCTCTCCCGATACCGCCCGTTCAGAGCGTCCCGAATCGATTGCTGCCGGTGAAATTCCGTCAGTTCCTGCGCGTCATCGATGATGTCCATATCACTCCGAAACCCGGCCCATACGC